AAGTGCAGGGCACGCATGGTGCCCTCCGGGGTCATCACTTCGATGGCGTGACCACCAGCGCCGGTGTTGCCAAGGTCGCGACCGAAAGTGGCGCCGCCCTTGAGCGTGAGCGCCGAGCCGGCCGGCGCGCCGAAATCAATGCCGCCGTGGAAGCTGCGGCCGAACAGGTTGCGAGGACCGTAGGGGCTGGTAACACCAAACGAACTCGGCGCCTTGCCGTTGACCAGGAAATACTTGTCAGCATCAGCCTTGGTGATCGGCCGCCCGTCACCCCAGCGCAGGTCGAGATGAGCGCCAGTGCTCTGGCCGGTGTTGCCGGTGCGAGCAACGATGCCGGTGGTTGGTGTGCCGCCGCTGCCGCCAGACGTGACGGCCTCCATGCGCGTAGCCGAGCTCAGCTCCTGCTGCGCCTGCCGGACGCCAAGATCAGACTCGAACAGCCGCTTGCGCAGATCGCCAAGACGGTTTTGCAGCTCAACGAACGACCGCGCCGATTCGCTGCGGATGCCTTCAAAGGTGCCGGCCCAGACATCACGCTGCTGCTGGATTCGCTCCTGCTCGTAGTCGTAGCGGCGGCGCACCAGATCCATCTGGTTGCGGAACACTGCGTTCTGCAGGTCGATCTCAGCCCTGGCCGTTGCCTCGTTCAGCCGCTGCTGTTCAGCAGCGAGGCGCTCGGCTTCTTTCTTGGCCTTGTCGGCCTTGTCCTTGCCGCCGCTGGCATCGCTCGGATCGGCAAACTTGCTCAGCTGCTTCTGAAGATCCTCGAGCTCCTTCTTGGCAACCTCGGCCTGCGTCGGAAACTTGAGAGGATCAAGGGCATTGAGGGTCTTTTGCGCCTTGGCGATCTGCGTCTCAATGATCTGCTTGTCGGTGACGTTGCCAAGGAACAGGCGCGCACCAGGCACCCAGAATCGCGCCCATTCCTTGCTGTTGTAGTCAGCTAGGTCCTTTTGCGCCTTGCTGAGCGATTTCTTTGCGTCGTTGACCGCGCCTTCTACTTCCTCGCGGGTTTTGCCCGCATAGTCGGCCGCTGGGTCGTAGTCGCGCAGCTCCTTGATCTGCTGCCGCAGCTCGGCAATCTTCGCGATGCCGCGCACCAGCACGTCGATGACGACCGTGACCACGCCAAGCTTCAGCAGGCTGCCGATCGCAGCCCTCAGTGCCACCACCTTCGGTGTCGCCAGCGCAGCGGCCGCCGCAGCCTGAGCGCCACCGGTTTGCAGAGCGGCAAACGCGGCCACAATGCCTGGCCGCAGCGCAACGAATGCCTTGACCGCCAGCGTCAGCGCACCGAACTGCAGCGCCAGCCGGGCGATGTTGCCGATGATCTCAGCGTTGTCGACGATCGCCTTGAACGCCAGCGCGATCTGCTTGGCAGTCGAGATCAGCGTCGGACCGACATCACGCAGCAGGTTGCCAAACGCATCCTGGATCTGTGCACCGACCGGCAGAAGAGCAGCGCCAAATTGCTGCTGGAAGTTCTTCAGGTCACGAGCAAATCGTGCGCCGGCATCTGCATCCGACTTGGAAATCTTCTCGGCCGTCGTTGTGTAGCGCTCGCCAAGCGCCACCACAAACTTCATCACGTCGTTGAGACCGACGACGCCCTGCTCGAGATCCTTCTGTAGTTGCGGCAGGCTGCGGCCGGTTGCCTCGGCGAACAGCGTCACCGCGCCCGGCAGTCGCTCACCGAGCTGACCCTGCAGTTCTTCCGCCGAGACCTTGCCCTTCGAGAAGATCTGGCTCATCGCCAGCAGCGAGCCCTGCACCTCTTCGGCGCCGCCACCGGTGGCCTTGATGGCTGCAGTGACGTTCCTGAACACCACCTCGGCGTCCGTCACCTTGCCGCCAGCGCCGATCACGGAGGCGCTGAGCTTGGTCATGCCCTGCGTGCTTTCCAGCAGCGGCACATTCAAGCGGTTGGTGACATCAGCCGCAGCGGCCAGAGCACGCTCGTAGCTTTGCTGGTCGCCCACCACGCCCTTGGTGGCGATGCGCAGCTTCTCGATCTGCGCTGCGTAATCAGCCGTGCCGGCAATCGACTGCCGGAACATGCCGACCTGCGCACCGACAGCGCCGCCGGCGAGCGCACCAGCCGCGCCACCAAACGCAGCGCCAATACCGGCGCCAACCAGGCCCTCAGGGCCGCCAAACACGCCTGATGCAGCCACTGCACCAGCGGTCTGCGCAAACTGCAGCGCACGGCCACCGCGCTGCTGTGCGCCAGTCGCCCGATCAAGCTGCGCCTGGTACTTGTTGATCGTGCCGGTGAGCTTGGCGTACTCCCTGTCGGTCAGCGACAGCTGAGCACGCACGTCCTTCAGCGCGTTGATTGATCGCCGCAGGTCATTCTCAGTGCGATCGGCTGCGCCGCCAAGCTGCAGTGCAGCATTTTTGAGTTTCTGGAGATCGGCCGCGGCCGGTGATGCAGTGGTCTGGAGCTGACGAACGGCATTCTTCAGGCTCTCGACCTGATCCATCCCCCGGAGGAGGACCTCGATCCTGGCTCTGATCGTCTCATTTGCCATGGTCGTTCAGCACCTGAAGAGCGGCCGATTCCATGACCTGGATGCCCTCCAGCATGGCCTTTGGATCCTCAACCGAGTATAGGCCGCACAGCCACTGCAGCACCTCGTACTTCAGGCCGGTGTAGCCACCCATGACGACATTCCATTGCGTCTGCAGACGCAGGAACATCATCACGATCTCCCAGTTCTCGTCCCAGACCTCAAAATCCTTTTCTGGCTCAGGGCCAGGCAGGACGACACCCATCAAGCGGGCGTCGTCCGCCGAGTCATCCTTCACCGAACCACCTGCGGCCCAGTAGCGGGCCGCGTCCTCTAGTTTTTTGCTTTGCTGCCTTCCAGGCTTGCCAGGTAGGCAGCGATGATCCCACGGGTGAAGTAGGGATCATCCAACTGCTCCTTCAGCGTGCTCTTGGTGAAAGGCAGCTCCTTGCCGGCTTCGTCCGTGATGCCCTCCCAGCCCTGGAGAACGGTCTCGATGAGATCGAGATCGCCTTTATCGATCAGCTTCTGAAATTCAGAACGACCGATGCGCTTGAAGATTGCGTCAAAGGTCTCGCTTTCAAAGCGGCCGCCATCGACGGGTGATTCGACGGTGACTGGCCACTTGAAAGTCGAAGACTTCTTGCGGACGAATGCCATGCAGGTGAGCTCCGTGATCAGGTGAAGACTAGGCTGACTTCGTCGTTTCCGGCAGAAGTCGGGATCGCCACATAGGGCAGGTTCAGCATCTGGATGCCGTCGCTGTCGCTATAGGAGGGGTTGGTCAGGTCAACCTTTTGGGCGGTGAAGGCAACGATGTTGCCTGCGGTGGTGCCGTGGGTGAAGGTCAGGCTGCCCGTGGTGTTGTTGTTGGCGATCGTGAAGTAGTCCTTCTGCGCAATGGTCGGCGCCTCGATCACGACCTCGCCAGCAGGGGCGCGGTTGGTGATCAGCACCTGGCGGGTGCAGCCGATCAGCTCGCGGTGGACGACCTCGTTGGCCACGTCGAAGCTGACGTTCATCAGGCAGCCGGCGTAGGACAGCAGGCTGAAGTTAGAGGTGTTGCCCTCCTTGAAGATCACCGGAGTCGCCTGAGCGGTATAGGTGGCCGCAGGGGCGACGGTATCGGTCGGCGCGTTGTAGATGCCGGTCATCGTGAACGAGATCACCGGGATCTCATTCAGGTTGCAGGTCATCGTGAAAGTGCCGCGGCAGCCGGTGGCCTTGTGCAGCACGCCATCGTTGTTGAAGTAGATGGTGGCGCTGGAGAAGCTGGAGCTCACCGGGGCGTAGGTCACGCTGGTGGTGGCCACGACGGTCTCGGAGAAACCGCAAGCCTTCAGCAGGGAGCCAAAGCGCGGTGCAGTACCGGCGGTGCCGGAACCAGCCAGCTCCACCTCAAAAGTGATGCCGACGCGGGTGTTGGCGAGCAGCTGCTCGGAGTTGCCCAGATAAGGGCGGATCAGCTCGCGGCTGACAACATCAGCCTCGAGCGGGGTGATTTCAAGACCGCGGACGAGAACGGCATCGGCGCCGGCGGGGGTGCTATCGGTGCCGTAAGTGGCTTCAGCTTTCGCCAGAATCAGGCGCTTGCGAGTCAGGAGCGGCATTGCTCGTTACCTCAGGAGTTGCGTGAGCAGGGGTGACAGCCGGCTCAGTCCGCTCGATGAGCTTCCGCTTGCCGGACTTGGGGTCCAGGAGGTAAGTGCCTCCTTGCCCATGGTATTGATCGATTGTGATAGCCATCATCAAGCCGCCAAGTTGGTGACAGAGGACCTGTACCGCACAAGGTAATCGCACATGACGACGCCTGCCGGTTGATCAGCCTCGACTGTTTGGAACTCTACTCGTTGTGGCTGAATATCCATGGCGAGACCGCCAAGGGTCAGGTCAGCCATCAATTTGCTGTGCAGTGATTCCACAATCGGATCTGCAGCCTGGTCCGGGATGTTGGCACGCACCACCACTGCAATCCGCACAGTCAGCGACCAGTCCAGTGTTGGCAAGCTGGTGTTCTGCTGGGCAACGTCCTCGATCGGCTCGACAACAATCGCCGGGCTCTCTTGTCTCGCCATCGGCTCGACCCTGCTGCGATAGATGCGCGCCGCTACGCCGGTCGTTCCGGTCAGCGCCGTGCGGATTGCAGCAAGGATCTGTTCGCGCTTGGTCATGGCATCAGATTAGCGGTGGTCGCCACAGCAGGCGCGAAGGATGGAGTGAGAAATCAGGACTTCTGCAGCAGCCGGATAAAACATGGTCAGTAGCTGCCCTCATCAATCGTGGAAGCATCAACCCAGGCCGTGCCGTTGTTCACCAGCAAATCACCAGACTGAGCACTGGTCAGCTCAACATCAGCCAAGTCACCTAGGCCAAATTCTTGCTTCGCATTGGGCTGGCCGCCTGGCGCAAGCTGGCCAGTAGCAAGCTTGCTTAGGCTCACCTCACACATCTGACCGTCATCAATCAGCCGGGTCTCTCTCACCTGATACGCAACGCCCGCAACGGTGATGCCATCGCCGTAAATCAGCGTGCCAAAGTCCACCGCACGACAAGTCAGCGTGTAATCGGTGGTCAGCACCATGCCGTCGGCCACCACCTGGCTTGGCATGTCCAGAATGCCCTTGGCCGTCACCGCGCCAGCAGTGCAGGTGACGCCAAAGTCTTCAAGGAACAGGTTTAGGTCTTCGGTGATCACAGCGGCACCGCCTTCTGTCGTGCAATCAGGCTAGCCGCATCGCTCGCCAGCACCGCAACCTCAGTCCCAGCCCAGGCTGGCTGACCCTTGATCATCACGTCACCAGTCAGCCGGATCCGCACCTCGCCGCGGTGACTTACCGTCGGGGAAATCTGGCGCAGATTCTCCACCCTGATCGCGTCAACCGCGCAGTGAAGGTCGTTGCGGCCATACGCAATCAGCGCCTTGTGCCCGCTTACCTCAAGCCCGCCGGGAAACACGCACAGCGGCTGCCAACGCGTCTCGCAGTCGGGAACACCCCACTCCTCCTTAGCTGTCAGCACCGGCGCGCTCGACACCATCATCGGTGCATGCGGCGCCGTCGCGGCAAACGTCAGCCACGCTGCGTGGTACAGCCGGCTGCGGCGCGGGTGTTTCTCCCAGCTATGGAACATCGTCAGCTTCTGGCCTTGCCAGTCGACCGCCGGCGTGCCGCCGCTCATCCGTCCCCAGCGCCAGCGCACGGGAGCGCTGCGCCATTCCTGCACCACCTCGTCGCCCTCGAGCTCGAGCACCGTCCAGCCGGCAGCGCCCATGTCATAGACGCACCGCAGCGCGCCCTCAGCCTCGAAGAACGTCCAGTTCTTCTCCTTGCTGCTCCAGTCGTTGGCGCCGTATTTCGGCACCCAAACCTTCGCCAGGCTCCACGTCTTGCCCTTCTTGGCCAGCTTTCCGTACGCCTGCACGCACTTCCAGCCCTCCTTCAGGCCGTAGCGGGCGATGGAAAACGCGATGTACGTACATTCGCCGTACACAAAAAGTCGTGGATCCTCGAGTGAGCACCCCTTTTCGACACCCGGCACCTTCAGCCGTTGATTGCGCAGCACGTTGCGCGCACCATCCATCTCGGCCAGCACGATCTCGCTGACCTTGAAGTCTTCCGGCTCAGACCGGTATGCCAAGAGAAAGCCCTCCCCAGAGCGAACCAGGGAGGGGTTGTAGTTTCGCTTGGCCTGAATCAGCCCAGCGATCATGCTCAGGACAGAGCGCCGGTGCCGTAGCAGAAGGCGCCAGCTTGCTTCACAGCGAAGTCCACATCCTGCAGAGCAATGATGCGAACGGTGCCGCTGGTGGCGCCGGCGTAAGGATCCAGGGTCAGATCCAGACCGGACCACAGGCCCATGATCATCTGGTCGAAGGCACCGAAGATGATGTCGTCGAAGGCCAGCTGGTTGGAGATCACGGCGGGGTAGCCGTTCACTTCGTTGTTCTCGTACACGAAGCCAGCAGCCACAGCAGAGGCAGACTTGGCGGTCGACTTCAGAGCGCCGCGGGCAGCAGCGTTCATCAGGTAGAACAGCGAGCCGGCGTCGGCGTTGTCCTTGGCCACCTCGGTCTCCATGTCGATCAGCTCGGCGAAGGTGCCGTAGCCGGTCAGAGCCTTGGTGTTGATGCCAACGGTGTTCACCAGACCGAGGGGCTGGTTGCTGGAGCCGGAGCCGTAGATGCCAGCGCGGTCGATCTCAAGAGCGATCACGCGAGCCAGGTCGTTGCGCACCATCTGCTCCACGTCGATGGAGCTCTGGAGCAGCAGGCGGCGGCTGTAATCCACGAAGGCGCCCACGGTCTTGGGCGACATGGTCACCTGGCCGAGGGTTTCCTGGCTCTCGGTAGGAGCAGAGCCTTCACCGACCCAGTAGGCAGTGGCAGCGCCGGTCTGCTTGGGGATGGCGATGTTGCCCTGCAGGCCGTTGAGCACGGTGGCGCCCACGTTGGCCAGAGCCAGCTTGTTGCGGAGCAGCTCGATAAACGAACCGGCCAGCAGGTCGGTGGCAACCAGGTTGCCGCCGGCGGTTGCGGTGCCGACGTTCAGGTCACGACGGAGCACCTCGTTGGGCACCATCAGACCGTTGGCGGGCTTGCCGTAAGCCTTGGCAGCAGCGTCAGAAACCTCACGCTCGAAAGCGGCGGCTTCGGCGGCCTGCTTGTCGCCAGGGTTGGCGAGATAGTTCAGGGCGCGCAGGAAGGAGTAGCTGCGGGTCTCCTTCTCGTTCAGGCCGACCTCGGAGGTCGATTCGATGCGGTGCTCCACTTTGGTGCTGCGGGTGTCGATTTTTTCGAGGAAGGCAGCACGGGCCTCGTCGAGGCTGCGGCCACCGTCAATCAGTTCGCGTGCAAGCTCGGTCATGCCGTGCTTGTCGCCGAGGGCGGTGATGGATGCGATACGGCTACGCTCGGCCTCGACGGCCTTGGACCGGATCACCTCCACGTCAGGGGTGGTGTTCTCCATGTGAACCTCAGGTTCTTGAGGGGTTGGTGATGCGGCGGTGGCCGCAGAGTCGATCGCAAGCGACCGGCCGATTCCGATAGTCGGATCTGCAGGCACACTAACAACCGAAACTTCGTACGGACTCCAACGAGTGGCTACGAAGTTGTCGCCACGCTCCTCCATCTTGTCGATGGCATAACCAAAGCTGACGCCCCGAAGAACGCCATCCTTGACATCAGCCATCACCTCCTTGGCGAAGCTGTTGCGGGAGAAGCGGACCTTGACGTAGCCGCGCTTCTTTTCGCCGTCGATCCATGCTCGCTCAACGACGCCCACTACCCGATCAGGGTTGTGGTTGAAGAGGAGCGGAGCACCGTCATTAAGACGGGCCAGATCAGCGGCGTCACCCTCGTGACTCAGCACTTCGTTTCCGAAGTACCGGGCCACGGGGTATTCGGAACTGAAGGGAAACTCAAACGAGCGATCATCGAGCTCGCGGAATGCGGTCGCCTCGGTGCGCTGGTACTTGCCCTCCATCGAGCGGAGCGCATCAATCTTGGTCAGGGTGCTGAAGCGGTGGCCAACCATTGTCTCAGTTGCTTCCCACCCTTCAGCGCCTTGGCTGAAAATCCGAATCAGTGCAGCCGGATCTTCCTCGCTGGCCTCGATGCTGAACTCGCTGTCGGGGACACCCAGCGTGCCCTCGCGCATGATGTGCTCGATCCGGCCGCGGGCGCGACCGCCGGAGCTGTTCCAGCTGACGAAGTCACCGGTCTTCAGATCACCGGGCTTGGCGCGCTCGATCACCAACGGCATCACTTCTTCCTCAGCCGCTTCTTCGGCTTCGGTTTCAGCTTCGGGGTCTTCACCAGCAAGCGTTTCGATCACATCTTCGACCACTTCGGCCATGTGCTCGGCTACTACTTCGGCGACTGTTTCGCCGATTGCAGCTACTTGCTCTTCCGTCAGATCGTGCATTGCACGCTCTTCTTCCGGCGCTTCGTGTTGTTGTTCCTTGAGTTCGTCCATCAGTTAAGCGGTCCCTCTGGACGCTCAGATTGAACTCCATCTACCTTAGACGCTTTCTTGCGACGCGATCTGGCGGGAGGGCGGCGGGGAGGCTCTTGCGTGGGGCTCTCCTCCCCGCCTACCGGCTGCTCCTGGGGGGCGAGAGCGGCCGGGTTCATGTCGGCGTCCAGCTGGACACCAAGATCAACGGCAGTCTTGCGCTCGCGTGCAATCTGCTGAAGGTTCTCATCCAGATCACCGCCCAACTGAGCGCAGATCTGTGCCTTGGTCATATAGCCCGCCGCTTCCATCTCGCGGTAAGCCTTGACCTCCTTGAGCGGGTCAACCCAGCTCCAGCCACGCGCCAGCCATTTCGGGCTGTCATAACGATCAGGCCGCAGCTCGTAGTCGGGCAGCGCCAGCTCGCCGCTCAGCACCGCCACATCCATCCACTCGCGGAAGATCCGCATGTGGAAATTCTCGATCAGGTACTGCTGCACCACCTTCCAGTGGTCGCGGTCCTCGAGCAGTGACAGCCGGCTGCTGCTGTAGTTGGTCTCGCTGAAATCACGGCTCAGCGTTTCATACGAGCAGCCGAAGCCAGATGCGAACCGGCGCGTCTTGGCGCGCACGAAGTCCTCATACTGCGCATCCGGCGACTTCAGATCCGGCACGATCACCGACTGGCCCGGATCGAGATACTTGAACACGCCAGGCTCAAACTCGCTGATGCGCTGGCCGTTCTCAACATCGTCAGCCTCGAGCTCGCCCTCTGGTGAGGTGACGAAGCCCATCAGCGATGCCGCGCTGCGAGCACGCACCACTGCAGCCTCTTCGTAGCCGGCCAGCTGGTGCGCATCGGTGATGATCGGCGCGAACCAAGGGACACCGCGGTGCTGCGATGGGCGCTCCGGCACGAACAAATGAATCACGTCCCTGGCTGGCAGGAAGACGTGCTTCACCGTCGCCTTTTCCGTCGACCCCTGGAACCAGTAGTCGCCCGGGTGACGTGTCAGAAACGCGTACTGCACCGGCCGGCCGTAGCGGTCGATCTCGACCCCCATTCGCCATTCATTGCCCTTGGCGCTCACTGCGCCGTTGTACTCATCGTCGAGCAGGTCGCTCTCGATGATTTCCAGCGCGATCGGCACCTTGCTGCCACCGAACGGCTTGCGGTGGATCCTGAACAGCACTTCGCCGCTCTCAGGCAGCGCGCCGGCGGCCAGCCACTCGAACATGTGAAAGCTGCTCTTGCCCGCCACGTCGCAGTGGTCCTTACGGCACCAGCGCTCCCACTTCGCTTCGATCAGGCCATTGATCCGATCGTCGCGCTTGTTGCCGCGCAGGCTCATCACCTGCGACTGCAGCTTGACGCCCTGGCCAACCACGTTGATCTGCGTGGTGCGCTTCGCCTGCCGGGCATACGGGTTGTCCCGCACCATCTGGCGGCTGCGGTCACGCAGCTTGCGCAGGCTGGTCTTGATCTCAGCGTCA